TTTGTAATATTTACCAAATCCTCTGAATAATCTTTTTCAAAGAAAAAATCCAAATTTCCTTGTTCAATGATATCTTTATATTTTTCATATACATACAAAAACCATGCTTTTACAATGGCGGTTGGATTTGCTTTTTTTATAATATCAAATGTACCTCTAGCATCGCGTATTTCGCGATTTTCTGGAAATATACGTATAATTTCGTCTAAAAATTCAAAAAAATGATTATTAAACCCTCTTAAAATTGTAGTTTTTTCTGTTGACATTATTAAAAATATATTTTTATGTTTTTAACTCTTTTCAAATAAAAATAATTGAATTTATAGAATAGACTCTCCTCAAATTTGTTGGTTTAATTTTGATCATTTGTTTTCCATACATAATCACATTCTACACAAATATATAAATACTTCAAATTTTGATCATCATACCGAATATATATAACTTCTGTAGGTTTAGATTTGTCATTTTTATGTGTTGCACATGATTCATTTGGACATTTCACGTTATAAATGCGAGGTAAAGTAGGGTCCATTTTTGTATATGGATTTATAATGTGACTGAATTTTTGTTCACTCTTTTTAAATTTTGTATCTAATACACACATTCCATCTGTAGCTAATTCGTTATTAATATGCCCACAATGCCTACAGTAATATGTTAATTTATTAGAATCGGTTTCACTAATACCAATATAATACATATTATCACACTGAACACAGAAATGCATTTATTATAATATATAATATGTTTTCATATTTTTTCTGTTGACATTCTTTCAATTTTTCTATTTATATTGTCGGTGTTATGCAGTTAATAAATATAAAAATATAAAAATATTTTACTGCATTTATGATGTGAATTATTAAAAATTGATTTTATTTTTATTAAAAAAATAAAATCATATAAAAATATACTAGTATTATATCCAAACATATGGCGACTGTAGAAGATGTTCAAAATATCAATGCAGAAACGCTACCAATAAAAAAGAAATATCGTAATATGGAAGATTTCATGAAAAAACACATTTATCAGAAAGAAAATACCTCTCAAAAAATTACAAATACGAGGATAGGAAATGAATCTACCCATACATTTGGGGGTTCTTATTTCATATCAGAAGAAGAATATCCGGCATTCTTGTCTTTATATGTAAAAGATGTTCTTACAAAAGGCCAAATTGATCATATTACTGAAAAACAGCTAGAAAAAGGGCCAATTTTATGCGATCTTGATTTCAGGTTTGATTCATCCATAATAAAAAGACAATATACCGAAGACGATATTTATACTATTGTGGAAGAATATTTAGAAGTATTGAAGACGATTTATCAATTTGATGAAACGACTGCATTTCCAGTGTTCATATTTCAAAAACCGAATGTGAATATATTGACAGAAAAAAACCTGACGAAAGATGGTCTTCATATTATTATTGGTATCATGGCAAATCGTCAGGTACAGCAATATATTCGCAATCAAATGATTGACCAATTACCTGAAGTTATCAATTTGCCAATTATAAATACATGGGCAGATGTACTAGACGAAGGTATTAGTAAAGGTCATATTAATTGGCAATTATATGGTTCATGTAAACCAAATAATGAAACGTATGCACTGACTCATCATATGTCCGTATCATTTGATACTACTGACAGCGAATTTCAAATTAAAAATGAAGACGTCAACTCGTTTAATTTAAAAAAAGACATCGGACTTTTGAGTGCAAGATGGACAAAACATTATGACCCATTCATGAAATCAGACGCCATTGCTCTAATTTCATCTGTTGGCAATACCAGTTCAAGTGCTGGAATGATTAAAAAACGCCCAACATCTCCTAAATCAATGAATATTTTAGAAGTGAAAAATCATGACGAGCTTGCTGCAGTATATGCCGCATTCAGAGATACTATCATGGGACTAGATGATCATCATATACGTGAAATCGTAGATTATACAATGATTTTGCCAACATCTTATTATGAACGAGGTTCTTATATGAAATGGCTCAAAGTTGGCTGGGCTCTTCATAATATTAGCGATAAATTATTTGTAGTTTGGGTTGTATTTAGTGCACAGTCATCGCAATTTGAATTTGACAGTATTCCAGATATGTGGGATAGATGGAATAAATGCGAAGATAATAGTAATCTAACTCACAAATCTATTATTTATTGGGCAATGCAAGATGCGAGAGATAAATTCAATGAAGTGAAATTAGATTCGCTCAATTATTATATTGAACAAACTCTCAATTCTGCTGTATCAAATACGACAGATACCAAAAAGCCTATGGGATGTACGGATTTTGATATTGCAACTGTTCTTCATCATATGATGAAAGATTATTATGTATGCGCAAGTATAACTGCAGATAGGTGGTATCAATTTGATAAGCATCGTTGGATACCGAATGATAAAGGTACTTCATTGAGACTTGCGATTTCAACAAAATTACGTAGTCTTTATACAAAAAAAGTGGAAGACATGTTGGAAACAAAAGAATCTCTTGCAGAAGATGATGAACGCAGAACTATATTGAAAAATAAAATTGACAAAGCAAACAGTATCATTGTTAGACTTGGTTCTACAAATGATAAAAAAAATATAATGACAGAAGCGAAAGAGTTATTTTATGACCGCAATTTCATCAAAAATATTGATACAAATCCGTATCTATTGTGTTTCAATAATGGAGTATGGGATTTCAAAGAGAAAGTGTTTCGCGATGGTAGACCGGAAGATTATATTACTATGAGCACAAAAATTGATTACATAGAAATTGACCCACTCAAACACTCGCAAGAATTGGCAGAAATTGCGGATTTTATGCGTAAACTATTTCCAGAATCCGATTTGGAAAAATATATGTGGGAACATCTCGCGTCTGTGCTTATAGGAAATTCAACAAATCAAACATTTCATAATTACATTGGTGTAGGCGAAAATGGCAAATCGGTTCTTGTAACTCTTTTGGAAAAATGTTTGGGCGAATATAAAGGCGATGTTCCGACGACTTTGCTTACAGATAAACGTGCTAAAGTGGGCGGTCTTACGCCCGAATTGGTGCAATTGAAAGGTGTGAGGTTTGCCGTTATGAATGAACCTTCTAAAGGCGAGAAAATCAATGAAGGTACAATGAAACAATTGACGAGTGCACTTGATCCGATTCAATGTCGTGCACCTTTCATGATTGAAGCATTGTCTTATATTCCACAATTCAAATTGGTTCTGTTGGCAAATAACCTGATGGAAATCAGATCACAAGACCATGGTACATGGCGTCGTATTCGTGTGGTAGACTTCATGTCTTTGTTCACAGATAATCCAGTACAAGGCGATAAAGACAAACCATATCAATTCAAGAAAGAGCCAATTGTTGAGAAATTTGATGGATGGAAAACGATTTTCATGTCGCTTCTTGTAAAGAAAGCATTAGAGACTGGCGGAAAAGTAGAGGCGTGCGAGCGCGTTATTGCATCTAGCGAGGCTTACCGCCAGAAACAAGATACGATTAGTGAATTCATTGCTGACCGAATTATTAGAGCAGATGGATACAGTTTGAAGAAGAATGATGTAGCATTTCAATTCAAACAATGGCATGAGAGCAATTATGGTAATAAAGGACCAAATGCGAAGGAAGTGCATTCATATTTGGATAAAATGTTTTCAAAATGTACTGCAAATGGTTGGGTAGGTATCCGAATTAAACCAGAGATAGGGCAAAGTAGCGATGATGGAGAAATTAGTGATAGTGAAATGGATGACCCAACCTTTTAAGGGAACATAATCAGAGAACCCACTCTTTCATTATTCCCTTAAAGGTAAGTATTAGAAAATACTTGTTCTGTCAAAAATTTGTAAATATACATAATAAAAGAATAGACAAATTGTTCAAAAGGATAAATGATAAATGGAAAAAGAATTAAAAAAACTGCCAACAGAATATTATTCAATTCAAATATTTTTTTATTGAATATCATAATAAAAATGACAATTAATACGAAAAAACAATAAATATAAAATAAATATATGTAGATACGTTTTAAATATTCTGCGGATTGGTTCTCATAAAGAGATTTTGTATAATCAGTTGAATGTGCTTGTGAAAATTGCTGAATTTCTTGGTCCAATTTATTATTTTGTGTTTGCACTTTATTGACTAAATCTGTATACGTAGAAATTAATTGTGCAAGAGCAGTATTATAATAATTGGGTGCTGGATCTCCAAAAATTGTTGTCATGATTATCTATCCTATATTAAATATAGGATAGATTTTATTAGACCTTTTTACACCTTTGCACTTTTAAATCGCCCAAAGGGCTCGCCCGGGGCTTTGCGATTATATAACCCTGAAATCGCCAAAGGCGATTTCTCGGGTATAAAAGGCAAATTATCAGTTGCAAAGTAACAGTTACCAAAGCACGTTCAAAGAACGCCCACCTAAAGTGGGCGTTTTATACCAGTGAAGATTTAAAATGGGACGCCCCTTTGGGGCGTAATTTTAAATCTTTACTTATATCTGACTCTTGAAGAATTAAAATGTCCCATTTTAATTCTTCAAGGGTTTAAATGTGCAATGGTGTAAAAATGGCATTTGAAAGGTTAAAAGGTCTAAAAAGGATTAATATCAGCAGGAAGTGATTGTAACATATTTGCTTTCCAATCTGAATATAAATTTTTCACAGGAAGTGCTTGACAACTACCAACAGATGATGTTGGAGTTGGCGAAACATTTGAAGTGGGAGTAGTAGTTGGTCCAGGAGTAGATGTATCTAATGCGGGTTGTTTGTAGTCTATTTGATCATAATCAATTATATTATGTATTTGAATATTTTGATATAATACATATACAATGATTACTGTAATTCCTAAAATTGTTATAAGAGCGAAATCAGATATTTGTGATGATAAAATATCCATGTTCTCTAAAATTCTGCATAACCATACACATACTAATGCAATTACTATGACTAATATAATTTGAATATAATCAATATATCGTTTTCTATAGGTATCATTCAATAAATTCAAACGTAGAAGTTCTGTTTCTTCATTTGAGTTTGGAGAAAGGTTCTCCGTAAACGATTCTAGTTTGTTATTCATTATTATTTGATTTATATTGTTATATATTTCTGATAAAAATGTTGTGGAAGTTGACTGAATTGATTCAGATTCATTTGAAACTCTTGGTGTAGGACTAGTAGGAGGACGGGTTGTAGAAGGACCAGTTGTAATGGGATTTGTCGTAGGAGCACTTGTCGTGGGAGGACCAGTTGTAATGGGATTTGTCGTAGGAGTACTTGTCGTGGGAGGACCAGTTGTAATGGGATTAGTGGTGGGAGCACTTGTCGTGGGAGGACCAGTTGTAATGGGATTTGTCGTAGGAGGATTCGTTGTAGCAGCACTTGTCGTAGGAGGATTCGTTGTAGGAGGACGTGTGGTAGGAGGATTTGTTGTAGGAGGACGTGTGGTAGGAGGATTCGTTGTAGGAGGACGTGTGGTAGGAGGATTCGTTGTAGGAGGATTCATTGTAGGAGGATTCGTTGTAGGAGGACGTGTGGTAGGAGGAGGAGTATATCCAGGCCATTTTGTTTTATCGCTACCATAACATTTTGTTCTACTCGCATCATCTGTTGATGTTGCCGTTTTTAAAGAATCATTTATTAATTGACTTATTGTTTTTGATCTTGACGAATTATCAACAGGAGCATTGGTTGTACAACCTACAAATTTCCAAATATTTTGATAATTTATATCATTATTTATAATTGTTGGCCATTTGTTAGGATCTTCACCATAACATCCTGCTCTATGAGTATATGTAGCGCTTGTTGCCCATTTTGCAGAATCATTTATTAATTGATCCGATGTTTGGTTTCTTGACCAATTTGTAACATTAACATCTGTTGTACAACCAGCATATTTCCAAATAGATTTATAAGTTTGATCATTATTAGTCGGCCATTTGCTTCTATCTTCACCATAACATCCTTTTCTACGTTCATCATCTGTGAATGTTGCCCATCTTGCAGAATCAAGTATTAATTGATCTGTAGTTCGTGTTCTTGACCAATTACTAGGTCTAGATTGAGTTGTACATCCAACACTTTTCCAAATTTGTTCATAAACTGCATCATTATTACTCATCTAAATATTATTTATATTGTATAAATATTATAAATAAAATAAACCTTTCTAGAAATTAAAATGGTACTCTTGGTATATTTTGTATATTAGAAGGTATATTTAATTCACAATATCCACTATTAATATCATACACCATATTTGTAGGGCAAGATGTACATAATGGTTTTGGTGTAGTTGTTCCATCAATTGTTGGTGTAGGTGTTGATTTAATTAATTCTGGCGACTGATAATCTATCTCATCAAATATCATAAGATTACGTATTAATATATTTTGATAAATTATATAAATTGAAATTACAGTAATAGATATTATACAAATAGTTAAAAAAATCAAAAAACCTTCTGGTAATAATTCATTTTTATCAAGCATTCTACACAACCATATCAATATAATGGCAACTATTATATATAAAATAATTTTTATATATTCATTATATCTTTTACGATATGTATTATTGAATATATCGTGTCTATTTTCTACATTCAATACTTCTTCCATACTGTTAGATTGTGGTTGTAAATAATAATATACATAATTATAGAATTCTTGAATAGATGATTGATATCCCGAACTTGGAGTTGGAAAAATGATAGGAGGTGGCGTTGTTGTAGGTCCAGCTGTTGTAGGTGTACATATTCTACTTGTTACGGTAGGTCCACCTGTTACGGTAGGTCCACCTGTTACGGTAGGTCCACCTGTTACGGTAGGTCCACCTGTTACGGTAGGTCCACCTGTTACGGTAGGTCCACCTGTTACGGTAGG